ATCCACAGGGGGGGTCATTTTTGCGAGACCCCCCCTCCCATCCCTTTGAACTCCCGGAATCGTGGACTTTTTCTTTTTTCTTTTGCTTTTTTCTTTTGGGTTGGGCAAAAGCCGGCAACGTTTTCGTTGTCAGTCTTTTTCGTTACCCACTCCCATGCTGGCTACGGCTAGGCGGTGCACGCCAGAAACGTTTTCATTAACAATTTCCTCCATCGCTGCCTGGATGGCAGCTGCCTGTGAGGCGGGGGATGTGTCATCTGAAGTGATTGCTATCCTTGCTAGCAATCCATTAGTGTAGTAGCCAGCTGCTCTATCCCATGCATCCCACTCTATGTAGTGAGTGAAGGGATCGAATGGGTTGTCTACTGTGGTAAGCATTACAGTGGTACTCATGATCCCTCCTTGATGCTAGATGTGAGCGTTGATACAGGCACGCCTAGGGCATCTGCTATCTCAGCCTGTGTATAGCCTAGGCCTAGCATCTGCTTAGCACGTGCTTGCTTAGTAGGACTCATGACTGGTGCTATCCTAGGCATGGCCCTCTGTTTGATCTGATCTAGATCGGTGTTAGTAAGGATGTCTTTCAGCTTAGAAGGACTGATAGCACCAGCCTGAATGGCTTCCCACTGTCGGTCGTCTATCTGAATTAATTCCTTATGGGCACCTATACGGAGGCGGGCTTCCTGGAGGGCCTGGGTATGTAATTTCTTGGTGGCGTCTGAATCCATACCAGGATTCGCTTGTCGTCGAGCAGAGACAAAGGCATTAGCTGTGATCTGAGCTTGCCTCTCAAGAGGGCGGTTACGCAAAGCCACATTAAGGCTAGCCATAAGGCGGTCTACTTCGGGCTTGTATACGGCCTTAGCAGAGGGCGAGTAAGGAGTTGGCGTAGTCTTAAGAACCTCAAGGCGGGCTTGGTTAGCCAAAGCCTTAAGTTTGTTAGAATGGTCTGCATACAGCTTCTCCATAGGTGTACCTACACCAGTAATCAGAGAATGCGCATCCTTGGCTTCAGCAAGTCTCTTAACCTTAATCTGCCTAGGCGTTTCGGTAATAGTCTCATTACCATAGGCATCCACAGACTTAGTCTTAATCGTCCTGCCGGTAGGGACGTACTCAAGTTCGCCTGTTTCTCGATTGATTGCCCCACCCTCAGAAGCGGGCCTTGCCTTACGATCAAGAACTCTTACATCAGAGCCTGCTCTAGAGACGATAGTTGAGGCGCCACCAGCAGTACCGTTTTCCCTACGTTGATACTTTTCTTTGAGCTGACGAATGCCGTTGTCAATGGCAGATTGTTTGTAATTCAGATTGTGTTTCTCAGCATCAATGACAACCATAGAATGCCGGACTGCTCGAGCTAGTTCGGCCGAATTGGCGCCTTTGATAGTCATGTCGGTGATCAGATTCGAAACATCGCCCATGAGGTGCTGTGTGTTTCCTGAAAACGAAGTTCCAGGAACCGCCGGATAGGACCGCTTTGTATCGAAGCCTTTTAGAGCTTCGAGGGCCGGCTGTGTCCTAATTTTTTGAGAATCGTTCGGAATGACGAGTACTGAATCACCATCGAAATCCGCCCCCGATAATCGTTCGGCAACGCGAGCGTTGATACCGACAGCATCTGTTGCTTGACCCAAAATCTTTTTCGCACCAGGCTCACGGTTATTAACCACGAGTTCGGGTATTTCGAAAGTTCCTCCGTGAGGGAATCGAACAAGCGCAACAGTTTCGCCGTCTCGGAAGGTGGGAGCATAGATCTCGTTGTCCTTAAGCGAAGAAACAGGAAGAATGACTTTTGTTGCTTGTCGAGGTAAAGCGGCGGCTTTTAGATGAGCAGCAGCCGCATCAACGTCATCTGAGTAAGAACGAAGAAGTCTTTCTTTCACAACGGGGTTTGTAAGTGAAAGAATGTCCTCAAGCTCGTTTTTCTTTCTTTCAAAAGTCATGTCGAGTTGAGTTTTCGCCAAAGATGGACTTTGCTTAGAAAGCATCTGAGACGAAAGGTTTCTAGACCAATCGTTCCAATCGCCAGCTTCGTTTACCTTGTTCATCACAGAAGTGGCAACTTGCTTACCATCTACAGTTGTAGTTAGCTGTCCACCCGGTTTGATCGAAGATCCGAAAGGATTGTCGGGATCGACTTTCGATTCATCATTAGGATCTTTCTTCATGGGCTTCAAAGCATCAAGTTTGTTGCCGGTATCGGATTTGTTCGTGTTGAACAACAAATCCACACCTTCGGGCAGGTCATCTTTGTAGATGGCCATACCTTTCAAATAGTGTGAACCATCAACAGCAACGCGAACTTGCGCATACCTAGATCCACCCAAAGAGACATCTTCGACTCCAGGGCGAACATAGATCACGCCATCGGCATCAGTTCCGCCTTCTTCCGCGTATCGAATCCCAACTCGCTTAGAATCGATAGATAGAGGCGGCGCCATGCCAAGAAAGGTTCGTCCACCATCTTCACTGTGCTCCTGAATCTGGCGAATCTCATTCCGAGCCATCCAAGCCTCTTTTTGAGTACTACCAGGAGGACCGAGAACTTTCATGCGAGTGTTGTTGCCCAAAGCCGTGGTAATGTTGAAAGTGTGGACTTCATAGCCCTCTTGCTTCAACATGGCCATAGCAACGTTCAGTTTGTCCCTAGAGACACCAACAAGATTCTCAACGCCCGAACCCACATCAACAAAGCCCTTCTCGTCAACTTGAGATTTGAGCATTGAAGAAGTGGTTTTCAAAATGTCGAGTTTTTCTGTTTCGCCCTCTTTCAGAAAAGAGCGAACAGTAGATTCGGGGATGCCCATACGATCACCAATAGCGACGTTTGACCAACCCTTGTCTTTAAGACGTTGCGCCATAGCAATGTCGGCAGATTTGGTGACGTTCTTTGCAATACTGCGAGCAGCACGCAATTCGGTTGTGGTCATACCGACAGCAGTGGCAATCTGAGTCTCAGTCATTCCTTCTTTACGCATGACGTTTACGTAGTCTAAGAACGACTTGTTCCGGCCGACTTCAGTAGAGCCGTCTTCTTCGCCTCCACTACCCCAAGGATAGCGGCCACTTCGTCTGGCGATTCCATAATGAGCGAGATACGCCTCTTCTGAAAACTCCACTAAAGCCCTCCTTCCTTCAGGTTGTCGATGAAGGCACTGAATGCTACGATCTTGTCCATATAGACTTTGATGTCGTCAGGATCGGCTTCATAGATTCGAACGCTATCATCTTGATAGATGCGAAGCTCAATGTCGATTCCGTGCGGAGGGGTGCGATACTCAAGACACCAAATGGCGGCATAGACTTCTAGCTGCTTTTCTGATGTGGGAGTAACGCCGGTTTTCAAATCCGAAATTCGAAGAATCTGATTCCGGAAAGAGATCGCATCCGCAGTACCAAAGCAGTTATCCGAATAGTAAAGAACTTGCTCGGGCACCATTCTGAATCCGATGGCGTCATTGACGTAAAGATTCAGAGTTTGCTGAGTATCGGGAAGCTTAACCCCGAGTTTGATCAGATCGCAAGCGAGCTCGTGGAGTTGTGTTCCCCGGCGAGCCGCTGACGCTGTTCGGTATCGGGCTTCGAGTTTTGCTTCGTCGTAATTCAGCCAGTGGTACGTACTCGGACTTAGGAAGGCGTGCAATCCGACGAGAGCTGAATGTACGTTGAATTGCATAGAGAATTTCCTCCTCATTCTCGGGGAAGATGAACGCGGCGAAAGCCATCCCATTCATTTCTTCCACATAATACCGTTGGTTGCTTTGTGTTAGCGCATTGCGAGAGGCTTTCACTTCGAGAGCAACCCACAAAGGCCCGTTAAGAATGAGGAGATCCGGAATACCTTGGAGGTAGTTGGGATCATTTTTCAAAATCAAACAATCCGGGAATAGATCCCTAAGTCGTTTGATCAGGTATGCTTGGTATGCGTTTTCTCTTCTTACCATAGAGACACATTCCTTCTATTACATTGTGTGATTTATGTGCGTGGTAATAATGTAGTCAGCGAATCAACTCAAATCTCTGGCTTGTGGGGAAGCAGGAGTTTCCTCCTACTACGGATGTGGCGATGTTTCTTTCGAGAAGGCCATAATGCTGTGCAGCATGTCGACTGTCTTCAAATTCTTCTTCGCTATCGATCTCTCGAATAGGAACGACAATCGCTGGACGCGGAAGAGTCAACTGTTTGTGATACGCGATAGCAAAGTGTCGAGGGCGCCATCGCAGATTCACAGCACGACAGTCTTCCCGATCTCCGTTCAGACAGATGACTGAATTACACAGACCATCTTTACCGGGCACGAACGACTCGGCCACTAGAACTGCTAGCGACTTTGTTGTCGGCCGATCGAACGATAGAAACGGGAGGATGATGAACGGGATGCCTTGCTGGTTAAGCGAAGGTTTACGGAGGCGGGCTGTGGGTCTATATCTAATCTCTCCTTGGTCGTTGATCTCATGATGCTCAGTATCGGGAATCGGAACCCAATCACTCACTCTTTCTCCTCTACTGTCAAAACCACAAAAATCGGAGGCAAACTCGTTTTGTAAATCATACTTCATAATACTCTTATATTATTAACTTAACTTCGCGTAAAGAGTTATACTACTAAAATGACAGTTTTGACATGAGGCTAAAAACCACCTCTGACCTGCAGTTATGCTGCTACAAGGTCTGTGTCAAAACTGCGATTTCTGCCCTCGTTGAAGTTTTGCTTCGAAATCAGCGCTTTTTTCACCAATTTATCGATGAGGGAAGTACTCATGAGAGTGTAGTAGTACAGGTTCACGAAGGGTGTGTCGAGCCGATCGATGCGTCCTTGCGCTTGCTCGTAGATCTTATACGAGTAATTCAGCGAGTAGAACACCATCGCATCCGTCTCTGTACAGTTCCATCCTTCTGCCCCAGCTGTGTACTGAACCAGATAAACCCAGGAATCAGTGCTCGGGATCGGCTGGTGTTTGTGTCCGTTCCACTCCGCGAATACAGGACTCGTTGTAGCACCCTTCTCCGACGCAGACGTTGACATTCCCTTTGCATGGTCGTTTGTCAAAGTCTTCGCAAGCGATCGCAGTGCCTCCAGCTCGTAGTCGAAGTTGTAGAACACAATCAGCTTTGGATGTCGACGTATTAAGGTAGACACTTTGTCGATCCTTGATGGCGATGAGTTCGCAACTTTCCTCATCACCGAGTAAAGCTCGCCGACATCCCTGAGGGGTCGATTTTCGAAAACGTTCCATCTTCCTTTCAACACCCTTTCGAATGCTTGCTCGTCATGGGAAACGAGCACGTCTTTGTGGATACGAGTTGTGTGCCGCTCGTACGGCATCTCTACTAATAGAGAATGTCGAAGCCGTAGAAGCTTCCCCACTCCGACGTATCTGTCGACTTTGGGGAACTTGCTGAAGCTGTTATAGACGACGTGCTCTCGCTTGAACTCAGTTCGGTTCTTGAAGAATCCGTTCGCGATGAATACAGGAATGTAGTCAAGCCACGTATCGCCTGGCGTTGCCGTGAGGAGTATCCACCGATTGGCCTGTACAATTTGTAGAAAAGATTTGGACCAATCTCCAGCTCCAACGAGTCGCTGTTCATCAAAGATAAAAAAGCATCCTCGACGGTCACGGTATTTCCCAAGATTGTTCCACGAATCGACAGTAAGTACTCCAGCTGTTGTGGCGTCGCGTCGAGTCCCAATTCCGTAACGTACTGCTTCAGTGTCCCAATCAAGCGAGTCCCGCTTTTTCGCGGTGGTGATGACGATGATGTCACGTGGTGCCTCCTGTTTCAGGTAGTACGCTATTGCTACTTTCGTTTTCCCGGAGCCAACGCCTCCGCAGAGTATCTTTCCGTTGGAAAGTTTGTCCAACGCGAGGGCTTGGTGTGGGCGGAGCTTCTGCTCGGTTGAAGTAACGTTGGAAATCGGCAATGGCCTGCTCTGTTGCTTCGTCGTACTCACCGGTCGCCTTTACTCCTAATGCTACCTGAATGATTTGCAACATACGTTTCGTATGGTGGGTCGATGCGGCCTCAAGGAATTGGTTGTCGTCCATTTTACCTCTCTATACAAAAAGAAAAACCCGGATGGGTGGTCCCAAGAGCATTACGCCCCTGAGACCACCCAAGATTGGTTAAAGAACGATGTAGCTTACACCATCGATGTGTTTTTCTCCGATGATGAAGAACTTGCCACTTTTCTTGTTCCGGAGTACCCAGTCTTTATCCCCTACCTTATAGGGGATTCCGTTGTTGATCACAACCATGGCGCCGTCTGCAGCGTCGATGCCCACTCCTTGCCTGGGAAGAGGTTTGTTGGCATCGTTGACGTCGAACCAACCTCCGTTGTTCTCTTCGGCCCAAGTGATGATGAAGTGTGGCACTCGAGCATCCCCATCAGTGATGAGAAACTGATAACCCTCGTAATAGGCGTCAGAACCCACCATGTGGATTGTCTCGAGCTTCGGAGGTTCCCACGTTCCAGCGGTCATCTCCCTCAACTGATCATTATCAATCACCGGAAGTACGTTTGCACCGGCCGTCCGATTGAATTCCTTGTTGAACTCGTTGACGATGGCGCCGTCCGTCTCCTGCTTGATAAGCTGCAGAACATCCACCACTTCCAACTCGAGAGCGTCGTCATCCAAACGCTTACCCTCGGCGATGTCTCGATGCAACCGACGAAGATCTTCCGGCTCCGGATAATTCGTAGCAAGTTCTTTTCCAAAGACAACGGCATCGGCCAATTCTTCGTCGGTCATGAGTCCTGTGAACTCGGGGAATTCGCCTGGAAAGTGCATGATCAGATCCGGTGCGAAAGCCTTGTGGAACGCCCGGTCGGTGTATACCTTCCAACCCGTCTCGGACTTGAGAACCCAATCTCCGACGTAGGCCTTCTCCTGACGCTCATTCAGCGGCATGAGCACCGGGACTTTGACGTAGTTCTTGGCCTGGCCGGCCGCGGTCCACTCGACCTTGAGATTGCCGTCGCACCACGACGTGATGGCGCCGAGGTTCTCTTCCGTCACCTGCACCGCATCAACCCCGAAGGGCTTTCGGTAAAACCTGCGTGTGTTCAGTTCGGTCATTCTTTTTCTCTTTCTGGAGTTTGTCGTATCTAAGAATGCGATTAGAGAATGGAATGTACTCGACTCACCAGAGTGATGTCGGTGGTTCGACGGAGATCGTCAGGAATGACGACATTGACCGTCTTAACGTACTCGTCCAAGTATATCTCGCCCTTGTCCTTGTTGTACGTCACCTCGTAATACTTGTTGTCGGGAAAGCGCGTGCTGACCATCGCTTTCCAGTTGCCGAGGGTATAGGTGAAGGACACTACGTAGACGTCAGAGAACAACGTCTTGGGTGCATCGTCACGGCGCTCCAGCAGCTGACGGTATTTGCAGACAGCCTCGATTGCTCGGTCCGAGTGACGGCCGTCGTAACCTGTGCGGACCTTGATGTCGTCCCCGATGCTGGAGCTTCCATCGACGTTCTGGTGCGACGGAAAAGGCTCGTTCGATTTCAGCGATTCAGCGAATTGGTTACGTTCGCGCATGCAAACTGCGCAAAGGCCGGGCCCGCCGCATCGAGCTTTCGATGGCGCCTCGCCTTCTTCAGCGGGAGAGCCGGGAATATGATACCCGTGAGATGTGTAGGTCATGCCTCGATCTCCAATCGGTCCGGTACTGCGTCGATGACGTCGTACTCACGCGGCGGGGCGCCGATCACCGGAACATCTGCGTACTTGAGCGCCAGATAATCCTCGATGACCGTGACGTAGATAGAAGCCACGTACGCCTTGATGCCGGAGTTACCACTGACGTTCCAGTGGTAGGGGTTGAGGATTACGTCGACGTTGGCGATGTCAACGAAATCCAGCAGACCGCAGGCTTCCTCATCGAGGTTCGTCCGACCACGCGAGGTGATCATCACGATGTTCGGCGGGCGCCCCTTGTAGGACACGGAGACCTGAATGTAGTTCTTCGGATCCCCTTCCTCGTCCTGCTCGCGGTCCTTGAGCCGCTTGACGTTCCAGCCCTTGCTCGACAAGTCGTCGGCCACGTCGTCATCCAGGAGGATCGAGAAGTTCCGATCTCCTGCACGGTTGTACATGCCTTCGTTGCCGGTGAAGTTCCGGAAGATCAGATGGGCGCCCTCGATGATGACCTGCTCGTTGGGCCTAGCCATTTGAGGCCGTCTTCGGTAACGGACCGGGAGCCTCTACTGCAGCCGTTCGATGACAGAACGGACACGTCGGATCCATCTTCCCGTAGTTCGTGTGGAAATCGCGGTGAACCGATTCCTGATCGTAGGATTCTTGTTCGCTCTCGCGTTCGAACACCACCGGCGACTCCTTGGGACCCAGATCGTTAGCGAACTCCGCCGGGGTGGTGGCGGTTTCCGGCAACAACATGTCCCGCAAAACCTTGCAGGCCGTGCAGTTGGGATACTTGTTCGAAAGAGTATCCGGGACAGAGTGCTGCCCATCATGTGACTCTTGAGCGACAAGCTTCTCGACGTGCGGAACCTCCGGGTTGGCCTCCAGCGGCGCCGTACGAGCCACCGCCTTGTGCGCCCACATTGCAGCATCCTCGAGGTGGGTGAGGGCGAGCGAAGCTTCCCGACTGGGAGCCAGCTGCTCGTTGAGGTAATTTGCGAAGTTCTCGAAAGACTTCCGCAGATCCGCGTGCACCGGCATAGTTGCTTCGGCGCCCTCGATGGTGGCCTTGTGGAAACCGAATCGGTTGGCGATTTCCTGTCGACTGAGCGCGTTAGTCATCGGACTTCCTCTCCTGCAGGTACCTCGACGCCGGGCTCGACATCGGGTTCGTTGTGGGCGACTGCGTCATCAACCGGCTCGGCCAAGATCTCGACCGGCACAGGCCATGCAGAAGCCATCAAGGCAATACCCTGGTTGGCCCACATGGCCGAGTGCTTGAAATCGTTCAGCCGGTCCTGCATGACTTCGGGGTTTTCGGAAAACAGATTCCGAACGACGACCGCCGCGTTTTCGAACGCCGCCGACAACTCGATGACCGCGGTATTGAATTCCACGGGTCCGACGTTGTCGGGTAACTGAATGAGTGACATGGACTTCCTTTCCCTATCGCGCGTAGTTGCGCATGGCCCGGCTGACTGCTCCGGGGTATTGCTCGATGCTGCCGAAGACGGCAAGGAGCCGCCTAATCATGGGCTTGTTCCGGGTGAACCCAGTTACCCTCGCCGTCCAGACCTTCTCGGTCGTCGTAGACCGGCGGGTCCTGCGTCATCCGACCGATGGAGATCTCATCGAGACCAGGACTGATCCGTTTGGCGAATGCTGCATCGGTGATGACCGCATCGATGCGAGTCTCGGCGCCGTCGATAGCCATCTTGGCCACGCCGACCACTCTGCGTTCGTTCTTCTCGGTGTAGAACACCAAGGGCACTGCCTGATCACGGTGGGGCATCTTGCTCCTTACTTGATGAAGTCAGCATACGATCCGAAGAAATCGATCGTTTCGTATGCGGCGGTTTTCAGATTGTCGAAGTAGCTCATGTCGATTTCGACATCTCGTCCAAGAGACCGGAACATAGAGGATTCCATCCAGAGATGGTCTTTGGTACCGGTGACGGCGTAGTGCTTTCCGTCTTTGATTCGCCAAAGACGCCCGCCCTTAGTAAGGACAGGCACGAATTGACCCGTTCGACCCACGTGGATGAGGGACTCAGTGTCGAGCTCGGCACCGGGAGATACCCCGGTAAAGTCCAAGTACATGACACCTTGTACCACACTCTTGGTCTCGAAGAAATCCTCCACACCGAGATCTTCGTGTGAGAACAACTCCTTGAAGACATATGGATGAGCGAATTGCGCTCCAGTCGCCGTCCAGGTGCCCTTGTCACGCGCAATGTAGACCGCGTCGTTGACGAGACAGAACTTCTCGTAAGTCGACTCATGCTCGAACTCGTACCCGTACTTCTTGCCGAACTCGTGTACGAACTCGATGATCTCCGGCGTGGCATCAGGGATCTTAATGGAGTCGGTCTTGATATGCGCAACAGTGAATCCCTTCGCTTGTACAGCCTTCTTCAGATCAATCATGAAGAGGGAGCCGCGCTTCGCAACGATGTTGTCGATGTTGCGCGTGTCTCGGAACGGGTTGGAGAACTTGGCACTGGTGAGACCGTAGACGATGTTGATCACGATCTTCAGTGCGTACGAAAGCTCCTTGGCCTTCTCCGGATCCTTCAGGTACGGCGCCAGCTTCCCACCAAGCATGCTGCGTGCGGAGTCGTACTCCCCGCGCTTGATGGCGATACGAGCTGCCTTGAGATCCGCGTAGTTCTTGGTGTACGGCCCAAAGACGTTGAGGATCTCGATGGTCGTGGGGTGCATGGAAGCGATGTCCAAGACCGCCACGTTCGAATACATGCCGGGTTCGGCATAGACGTAGCCGCCTTCGCCGGTGACTTCGCCCTCGTAGGTGCTGACACCCAACTTGAACTCATACCCCGGGAACTCTTTCGACAAGTCGGTGTATTCGAAATGCCGATGCGGATTCCTTGCGTCCTCGCCGAAGACAATCTTGGCGGTGTGCGCTTGAGTCGTGGCATTGATCGGAAGACCACTGATGTCCGAGAGAATGCGACGGGCGACAAAGTCCTGAAACCTAGACTCGAAGACTTCCTCGGTGCTCTCGACATCGTTGACACAGTACTCGACCACGTCATTGATTCGTTCTGCCGGAACCGGTTGGTCCCACGGAAGATCCATCTCCTGATGCTTGAGTCCCAAGTCGATCTGGAACTTCTTCAACCCCTGCTTCTTCGAGCTGAAGTCGTAGATATCCGCATAGGAGAGATTGTATGCCTCGCCGAACATCGCGGTGTGATTGCCGTTGATGATCTTCTGGCTGAGCTCGTACAACTCTTGGTTGTCGTAGCCCATGTATCGGCCGTACAAGATATGGTTGTCATATCGGCGATTGTTGAAGCCGACGAGTTTGAGACCAAACAGCGCCTCTACCTCATGAGGCTTCGGGTTGATCATCCGAACGGTTTCCGCGGCGCCGTCGAATTTCCAGCAGATCACGAAGAGGTTCGGGTATACCTCGACATCGTAGAAGACCAGACGGTCGTCTTTGATTCGCATCTGCCCCGAAGGCTGAGCCGGCGTCGATACTTCAGCCGTCGAAACCTCAGAAGCGAACTTCATCTTCTGCACGATCTTCAACGAAGCCAACGCTTGATTACTACTGTTGTTGGCGAACGCGAGAATCTTCGCTTTCATGTCCGTGACGTCGTACGGCATTCCAGACTTGTACGCATCATCGAGGATCTTCGCAATGAAGTCGACGGATGGTTTCGTGCCCGGATGGATCTCCTTTCGAAGATTCCGAGCGATCAGGTCACGGAGACCCTTTTCGCTCTGTACCTCTGTGGTCTGCAACACTTTTTTCTCCTTATGCGGAAGACCGCTATTTATTGTTGCAATTGGCACTGCGTTACATCGAGATAATCTACGACGTAAAGAAGAACCTCCGTGGTATACTTTGACTTCAATACCCCCAGAGTAATACGGATTGAGTTCTCTTGGGTCTCCACCGGTGTAATCATAATGGAGATGCACGCCTCCGCCGCTTTTAGAAAGCTCCCCGTAAGTGGCTGGCCATGCGCTAGCTGCAGCAAGATTTCGTTCAAGAGATTTCTCGCCATCATCTGCCTTGAGATCAAAGTCGATGACGATGTGGGTTTCTGGAACTTTGACATAGTGCACCTCGGTCGTGTCGATATCCGACAATTTAGTTTTCACTCTGGACCAAGTTTTAGCAGGGGTACCATCTTCTTTAGCCAGTTGTGCAGGCATGTCTGCAAGAACTTCGTCCAGCAACGAGGTTGTTTCCTCCATGACAAGCGAGAAAGTAATCTCGTTCATAGCTTGTGTTTTGAACTGAGATGCGCTGAACTTATTGTAGTAGCTCCGCACCCAATGTCCGTCGACTTCATACCGATCGTGGAATTCGTCGAAGTAATTCCGAAGTTCTTCTCGGAAATGATGACGAGCTTTTGGCTTGTCAATTCCCGAATCGGCACAGAACTCCTTGTACAGAGTATATGCCTGCGCCAGTGTGGCGCCGTCTTGATGCTTGAAGATGTCGTACGTAGCCTCGATGAAGTTGTAGAACACGTCAGTCTGCAGCATCATCTCGGTCGGGCGATACGTGTTGTAGTAGTTCTTGCCCATACGACGATAAACGTCAAGACAATGCTGGGCCACCGCGCCAAGCTCGAAGTCAATCCGCGACATCAGCGTGTTGTAGTGGTTCGGCGGAATCAGAACCCCGGTGGGATGCACGTCTAGCAATCGTCTGATGATACCGGACTTAGCGTCCGAAATCTTTACGGGCTTGTTAGTTCCCATGAATATGAACGCATTGACCCGTGACGTGTAGGAGGGTTTGAACTTCTCGTTCACAGACATGTCTTCGTGCGAAACAATCGAGTTGAGCTTGGTGTTGTCCTCAATGCGCGAGAGATCACCGTCATGCTCGACAGCAACAAGAGGATTGCCACGGAATGAATCTGCAGCGAAGCTGTTGTTGTTACTACCAAGTGCTCTGGCTTCGAAAGTGGTCGTGTAGCCTTGGAACAGCTTCAGGATGATCTCGATGATCGTTCCCTTACCTGTTCCCGGGGCGCCGTAGAGGACTACGAATTTCTGGATTCGCTTAGAGTCTCCAGCAACTACGGCGCCAATAGCCCACTCAATTTTTGCTCGTTCCTCGACAGAGTACAGCGTACCAATAATCTCGTCCCAAGCGCTGATGTCGCCAGCCTCGAGCGGATATGGTAACCGTTTACTTGCGTAATCGGATTTCTTTACTTCAGTGTTTGCAAATATGAGGCTCTCGTCAAGCTGGTGACTAGAGTCACTCAGATTCTTGAGATGGGCTTTGAACTTAGCCCAGCTGCCGCTGGTGGATGAATGCATGAGCTTCACCTGAGGGTTGATCCCAGAGTCAGCTACCTTCGCGGCAAAGGCCATCAGATCATCATCCACCAGCCGCTGCACATCATATTCGTCCGTAGACCAGAGGCCTGCGGCTTCGTCCCAGATGGCGTATACTTCATGTCCTCGAACCATGAGGTCCTTGGATCTACCGACTAGGAAGTCCGGATAGATCTCCTGCCCGCTTTTCGTCTCCCGGGTGGAGATCTTGTAAAAATCCATCTAGCCTCCTAACTAATGTCGGTTCATCAAGAAAGTGCTCATCTGGTACCAGATCTCAACCTGACGCTGGTCTTCTCCGTTTTCAACTGGGGGGAACAGGCTACCTTCGCCGTTGCGTTTGTAGGTACGGAATATCACCGCTTCGAGTCTTCTATCGATGATGTGCTCGGCACCGCGGAAGTGTCTGTCGTCGTACTTATAGAGATCCAAATTATTCAAGAGGAACTCAAACCAGTACTCCGGCATCCTACCCGCTTCAAATGCTAGGCGCCGAGCCAAAGCAATAAGCATCTCGAACATCGAGCAACCCAAATAAAGCCAAGCTTCGGGCAGGGATTTTCCTTGCGCAAACTCAAAGCGAAGCTCTCGACCATCTTCAACTCGGTTATCATCGTTTGGGATTAACCAGACGAACTCTTTTTGGTGAAGAAACTTGGCCAATTGCCAATGGGTTCGATCCGAACTACGCGAATCTATGAACCCAGATTGGTTATATAGCCAGAGGAAGTATGACTCCTCAAGGTGGGAGTCACCCCGGTTCATTCCTCAAAACCCTGAACCACCACCGAGTACTTGCCCGTGTTGAGCAAGATCTCCATGTCTAGCGAAAGCGTGTGGTTCCGGATATAGACGATGTTGTCGTCTTGGGACCCATATCCGAATCGAAGGTTGTCGTGGGATCCGATGTATTCAACGATGTCGTCAATGACTTGGTCTTTGTCATCGGCTAGAACACCATCGGCGGCATAATATACCAACGAGGCATTCACGTAGTCGATTTCATCGCCGAAGAATTCATCTCGATGGATGATGAAGGGTTTGTCGTCGCTTCGCTTTGCTACCTCAGCGGCGAAATCCCAAGTGGTGTCTAGAAACAAGAACCGCTGACTTTCGTCCATCTGGTCAAGAGTTGGCACCTTCGCCGGCTCTCCGGCATATCCCAGAGTGTCGATGATGACTGCAGCGCGTTCCTTGACCGACTCCTCGAGACGTTCTTCGGATTCCTTCTCGAGTTTCTGGTAGTAGGCCTTAGCCTCCCGGATCTCAGAATCAGCGAGATCTGCATACTTTCGCTGGGCGATCTTGAATGTTGCAGCGGCGCCGAGAACAAACGACACCGCCCCAACGACCGCAGGCGAAAGCAATATAGCCCGCGCGCTCATCTCTCGATAAGGTCGTAGATGACGCCCTGGACGTTCGGCTCAATGAGAACCGAGTTGTTCTCGCCGTTCAGGAACTGCAGAGCCTCGTAGCTGTCCGGGTTGAAGATGCCGAAGTCGATGAAACCGTCGCCATCTTCGTGATCGTAAATCCAGCCCACAACAGCGCCAGCAGAGGTGTGATCGAGACCGAGCATGTCCCAAACCTCGTTCAAGAACAGGTGTCCTCGTGCCTGAAGTCGATTGTTAGCCCAATTCTGCTGGGCCTTGAGAAACATCAGGTTGGTGTCCGCGTGCCGGCTCCAGCTCGAGGCGTGTTCGTCATAGAACCGGGCGTACTTGGAAATGCCCGGCTTGGCGAGGTTGACGGTTTCCTTCTTGCCGTCTTCGGTCTCGATTTCGCAGCCTTCGACATTCCGAAGGATTTCCCGGGCCTTATCGGGTCCGAGTTCCTTCTCAACGCGCTTGCGGTATTCGTCGAAGGCTTTGTCGATGGTCTTGTACGCAGCGGTCAGGCCGGCATTGCGCTTGGACAGGATGACGTGGGAGCCGGTCAACGCACCGATCGAGATGGCGCCGACGACAATAGCGGGAGCGTAGAGCTTGGTGATCCGGCCGGCGGTCTTCGCCTTGTGCAGGACCACGGCTTTCTTGATGTCGGACTCCGAGAACTTCTCGTCGGGCTTGGTGTTCTGAATAACTTCGCGGGTCTGCGCTGCCTCATCGAGAAGCTCTTCGAGCTTGAGGGTTGCGCGGCAGGCCAGCACAACAGAACCGACAACGCCGACGACACCGCCGACGAACAACACCTGGGGCGAGGCCTTCTGCAGGTGCAACAAAGAGCGGGATGCTTTGGCAGCAACCCCGGCCGGAATGAAACTCATGTTACTGCTCCTTTTTGATAAGACGGTTGTAGAAAGCGTAGATCTGGGCGTCAGACATCTTGTCGACTTTGCGCCGAAAAGAATCACTGCTCGGGTAGCGTTTGAGGATCTCATGACGCATTTGGTTGGTGTTCATCGATCAACAGGCTCCGGTGCGGGAAGGCTGAGCAAATATCCTTCCCGGACATGCTCGACCTTAGAGCCACGGAGATCCACCCAACCGAACTGGGTGTCCTGCGGGCTCGGGCTGATACCGACAACGTTGTACATGTCTGCGACAGTGACGAGCTGGTACTTCGACAGAATCTCGAAGAGACTGTCCAAGACATCGGTTGCCTCGACACGGGTCTCCAGCACGATCTCGTCAAAGTCGTGAATCGACCGAGCACGATGGGACATTTGCCGAACCGGAGCATTAGCCCGAGTAGGCGACGAATATCCGTTGTAGCTGACGTGGCCGGCGCGCCCGAACGAGCGAGATGGTGTACGGGTACGAGACTCGCCGAATATCATCCGCTCGATGCCTTGAGTAGCCGCAGTGGTGACCATCTCCTGAATGGACGGCACAAGCACATCCTTGAAGATATAGCCGATGACGCTCTGGCCGTCGCCCGCCACGAAGATCTCGGCGAAGCGTTTGCTCAACGGTTTCTTGCGACGGACGACGGCGCCGGTGTAGACCTGTTCGACTTTCTTCTCAGCCTTCGGCTCGGCGTCTGCTGACCGAGCTTTAAGACTGTTATTCGCGTAATTCTCCATGCTACCTACTCTCAAATTTGAAACAATAAGATCCGTGTTAGGGATCCTATTGTTTGTTTACTGCACTACAGGGAGGTGTACGCCTTGGGCTTACCATCGAAGGTGTTTTCGATCAAGTCATCGACCCAGCGATCGACGGCATCCGTAGCTGCGTAGCTCGCGGCGATACCGAGCGCAAACGAACCAACGGCGAGAGTCGCGTCTTGGAAGGCGGTGTTCTCATCGGGGGTGTTTGCGTCGATGACGGTGCGAGCCGTGAAGGCTGCGGAAAATCCGACGACGATGGTGGCGATCTTCTTGATCGTTTTGACAGTCTTCTCTGAGGGTTTACGCATGGTGGTAATTCCTTTCATAGTGGGGGTTTTCATTATACAGCGTGTTTTTACTGCGAATTGGCCCGCGCAGCCAGAGCCCGCTCGATGTCCTCTGCCGAGAAATCGGCGAGCACGGAGAGATCCTTCGGCTTCTCGGCAGGCGCCTCGATCTTGACGGACTGGACGTCCTTGGCTGCCTCATCCAGCAGTTTCTTCGGGAAGAGACCGTTGACGAATTCCGCAGCGGCGCCGGCCTGGGTTGCTAGTTCGACGAAGAGCTCGGAATATGCATTGGTAGAGGCGAAGTCCTCGCGGATCTGGTCGTTCTTGACGAACTTCCGGCCGTCGGCGGATTTGCGACCGACAGACTTGAGAATGATGTCCTGGAAAATCGACACCATCTTGGAGTTGTCTTTCTCCTTGATGATCCGTTCCAGCAAGCCCGAGTAGCCGCCGTCGCTGCTGGCCATCTCCATGGCGACAACCTCGCCCTTGGAAAGGTTGAAGTAGAAGTCCTCCGTCACGGTTCCACCGGAGAAGTCTTCGTACGTGATGGTCTTCTTGAACATGCGTATCCCTTTCTAAGGATATGAAGGTGGGTATTACATTCCGTCGTAGCGATAAGAATGCTTGGGCGCTACGTAGAAATCCATTGAGATGGCTGGTTGATCGTTGTCCGCCATAACGGACGAGATGTTGAGCTTGAGCAGATGATCGGCGTGCCAGCCCATTAGCTCGTGATGAGAGTTTGATGGCAAGTTCAGCTTGTCGTAGAAGTCGGCCAAGCTGCAGAATTCGTCGTTGTGTGCGGCTTCGTTGACGTCGTTACCCGCCTTACGAATCGCCTCCATGTTGCTACGGAAATATCGCATCGAATATGCGTCGTAACAGAGGGAGTCGCCGGTACCCGTCACGAGGACGGGATTCAAACCGACGGGATTCTGGGTCACTCGATCCTGGGCGATCTCGTCCCTAGCTGCCAGTTCCTGCTTGGGGCCGAACTTCTGGGCGACCTTGTCGCGGTATTCGTCGTACGCGCGCTCGGTGATGGAATATGCGGTAGAGACCGCGATCAATCGCGTGGCGCCGATGTGGTTCGCACTGAATATGGCTGCGGTGGTAGCAGTGAGGGCAAGTGCGGCAGGAATATAGCACTGCCAGGTTAAATCAATCTTCCGCTTAGTCGTCAGATCGGGGGCCTCTTCGGAAAGAATCCCCGACGCTTTGAATGCGCCCTTACCTGCCAGAAATGCCGATGCGAAGGCGCCGGCGATACCGACCCCGGTCAAGATTGCGGGGGCATTACGAGAAGCGAATACTTCCGTAGCCTTGAGCAGGGAGTTAAAGCTCATCTTTGGGGTCCTCCGGCTTGATGGATTTGTGATCTAGGTAAAGGCAGAATATCCCGCCCAGGCCGAACAAGGCTGCGGCGATGGTGAATATCCACACCCCGACAACCATGTCTTCTGCGTAGGTGAGAAGTACAGCGATGGCGCCGAAGACGATGCCGATGACAAAGCAGTCTTCAGCGGTTACTTCATACTGCGGTTCGTTCTCTTCCATGGTAATTCCTTTCATAGTGGGCAAAGCCTAAACACCGTGTTAGGGTGTTTTTGGCTTTAGAAGATTCAGTTTTCGGGTGTAGATTTGACTGCAATCTGGCGAAGGGTGTCGAGGATCACATATCCTGCAACACCGATGGCGATCCACTTGCCAGCATCAACGCCGAGTTTGCGTACGTGTTGTACGAGTTCTTCGGTATTGATGATGGGAGCGGTTGCTTCGGTGTCATTGGACTTGCGTTCTTTGACGAGCTTCATTTCGATGGCACGACCAAACATGGTGGTTCCTTTCATAGAGGGCTTCTATTATAGGCCATGTTTATTTTGCGACTAGCGACGGTGTTCTCGGATGAAAATCCAGATGAGCCAGATTCCACCGGTCAGGAAGACCAGGGCGATATCACAGAGGAACTTGAAGAAACCGTAGTTACGGGTACGACGGGACATGATATGACCTTTCATAGTGGGGGTTAGAAAACGCAAAGCCTAAACACCGTGTTAGGGTGTTTTTGGCTTTTGAATCACGCTTCGATAATGGAGGTTTCGGTTTCGTCGGAGTTTCCGAGGGACTTCGCAATGACGACGAGTGCAACAAGTGCGACTGGGGCGGCGAGGACAACGCGCTTGATGATGCGGACTTTCTTGTTGAAAGCAGCATGGATGGCAGCGCGCTCCTCGTCGGACAGAGCATTGTATTCTTCGAAGGACATGGCGATGGTTGAGGTCGGGGTCTTCTTGTTAAACATGGTAATTCCTTTCATAGGGTGGGGGTTCATTATAGTGTGTGTAATTTCTGCGAAAAACTATATACCGTGTTAGGGTATATAGTTGTGAACTTAGAGTTTGACGAGGAAATCGGAAGTCATTTCTTCTTCTCCGAGTTCAAGGGCCCCGCCGGCCATGTCGATCATAGAGTTCATGAGTTCGGCAAACTGATTGTATACACGACGGTGTTCTTCAGTCCAGTTGATGTTCAACGGTTCACCTGCCCAAGTGGTCTTGGAGGTTTCATTGAACTTCACCTGAGCTTCGAAAAATGCTCGTTGTGCAGCATTGTAGTTTGCGGCGAATTCATCGTCCAGAAGGAGATGTAGGGGGGTTCCATAAACGGAGTAGTACGATTGTGACATGGTAATTCCTTTCATAGGTGGGTTCATTATATAGTATGTAATTGTTGCGAAAAAAATCTCCCCCGGGCAATTTTTACAATATGAGTTAGGCAAACAGTATACAACGTGTAAGAGTTTTTTACGTCCTTACACGTTGTATACTGTTGAGCCTGTCTGTCAGAATATGACAGTTCAGCGAGCCTTCATAACCAAGCCGAGTGCTTTGGTGGCGATCACGTGGATGCGCTCATGGCCGATAACCATCACGATGCCGGCGAGGTTCGTAGCTGCGGTGACCAGAGTGTCTTTGCTGAGGGTGGTCGCGGCGTTGGGGGCTTTGATTTTGGTCAGCTTTTCGATCTGGTCGAGCGCGGCTGCGTACTCGGGGGAGTCGGGAGATTTGGCGACAATGAACTTCATCGCACGATCAAGCTCAGCGTCGAGCGGGTGGGCTTTGGATGAGGACTTCTTGAACATGGGTAGTTCCTTTCGTAGAGGGGTTCATTACAGGACGTGATTATCCTGCGAATCCTCTACGACGGTGTCATCCGGATGAATGACCTTGAATGTCATGATATCCGAATGAGGGAGCGCCTTTGGGTCCATATTGAAGGCGACTGCAGTATCGCCAGGCTCAATACCCGGCCCATAACGAACTTCGCCATCATAAGTCTTGACGAAGTTGTTGTTGGAGACCTTCAAGACGATGCCCAAGAATGCATTGACCGCCGCGATACTACCGACGACCTCTTCGCTGGCGGGGAATCCCCAGATAAGCGCAAGCGCCGCGTATAAGGCGCCAAGCGCCGGCAGAACTACGGTGGCGAAGAACTTGGCCCGGTCGTAATTCTTGTTGGAGAACAGAGACGGGGATGTAACTGTGGTGGGATCACTCATGGCGTGTTCGCATTCTGTTGATTAGAGCCAAACGTGAGCTCAACGGATTTATGACGAGATCGAACTTCCAACTTCTCAACCCGACCCATCATATTTTCGGCAATACCATTGCCCCCGAGCTCTTTGTAAGGCTCGTAGAAATACTTGTGGAGATCCTCGTACTCGTCCTGCGAAAGATATCCGCGATCCTGATACTTAGATCCCAAGTAGATGATCTTGTCCAAAGACAGGCCCATCAAAAGGCGAGTTTCAGCCTTTTTCTCGCTCTTCCTGGATGCCATGAAGGCCCAAAAACCACCAGACCCCATGATAATCCCAACAAAGCCGAGAATAGACTCCAGCCCTATCTCCATATTTAGTCCGTCCTTACAGTTCGCTAATGACTGGGTAAGCCGTGTAAACGCCGCCGTCCTCTGACCGAATATACTCGGTGATCCGAACCGTGAAACGCTTACCGAAGTATGCGTCAACTGTGAGGAGATCCCCCATGTTGTAGTCCTTGCCGAAAATATACGCTGAGCTTGGGGAGATTTCCGCGCTGATCATGCTGATTGCTCGATACTTTGCCTGTTCTTTCTTCAGGCGCCGTGCTCTAGTAGATGCCAATGAGTCCTTGATATTGTCTGCGTCAATGAGCTGGTCTCGAAAGTTCCAACCCATTCTGTTCGGCGCAATCAAAACGGTCTCATCGTTTGGATCCCATACGGTGTTGACGTAGGGATTCATGTAGTTCGTGTAGATCCGGAAAGAGTTTCGAGAGCCTTTGGTGCTGTCGAACTGACGCAATCGAAGTAGATCGCCGGCTTCCTTGCTGAGGATAATCGGCAAACGATCTTCTTGATTGGCGCTCCGATTGAGACCGTTATAAATCTGGAACTTCAAGTTGGTCTCGGCACCAAACGGGCGAACCACTCGAAAGCCATTGTCTCCAGCAAGAAGCAATACGTGCACTGCCTCATAGAGATTATCACGAATGATGTTCTCTTTGTATGCTGTCGATCGACCCGTGGTGTCCAGGTTCTCGCAAGAGAAGTTAGGAACTTTCTCGGGATTGATGGCGGATGGACTTCCCGAGAATCCAGGCGTGAAGAGACCATACGTCATGTGCATGTCGATGATCCACTTGATCGCATCGCCATCGTTCCAAGAAGGATTACCATCGGCGCCCGCCGAAACGGGATAGGTATATACCTCTTCGAACGTGCCCGGATCATCGCCACGAATATTGATCTGATTGTAGAAGAACCCCGCATAGCGATTCTCCATGAACGACATCAGACTTCTACCCGTTACGGTGAGGATTTCTTCACCGTCCTCATTCGTCTCGATGGCACGATCCTCTACCACCATGACTTCGTTGGATTCGCGGATTGCTACAAACGTTCCCTTGGGAAGTGCGTTATATGTCGACTCAAGAACATGGGTCTTCAATTCGAAGTCACCAGGCTCTTGAAACCTTTCGGTCCAGAGTAGAGAATCGTAACTCTCAATCAGGTCTAGTGGATTGTAATTGACCTTGTCAATCGTATATAGATCCACGTCACACTCCCCAGTATTTGTTTGTGTACTTGACGGAGTTCACGTTCCACGCCGTTGATGAGCTACCACCGATCAGAGACGCATCGATTACGTTTGGCGCATCCGGCTCAAGATATAACCACGTGGAGGTCGGCGTGATGTACGGCAGGAGGTTTAGGAATACGCCACCACGAACACGAAGCGCTTTCTTCTTCCCCGACGTACTGTCAAGACGGATGGTGTCGTTGTTGAGAAACGTGAGCCCGTCGACACGAAACTCCTGGTAGTTGTCCACGTCGCCGTTGAAATATCGACGCGTTAAGAAGCCAGAAGCCGTAGCCTGCACTTTCCAATCGATGATCAGATTGGTCTTGGCGCTGCCGGCCAAGGTAATGGATACTGATGCGCCCGTTGCTCCGGCGCCGATCAAGGTCTCCGACGGCGCGTCGAACGTGGCGCTAATGCAGCTGATAACAATATCCAGCTCCGGCTCGCGCTCAAATTGGTCAGACTCAAGACGCTTGAGCCAACCGTAGGTCTTGAGCTTAACTACGCCGTTAAGCAGCAACTCGATTGTGAGTTGACTATTAACCATCCAATATAGACTTGCACGAGCTTGTTCTACGCTGATGTTGAGTGCGTAGTTAGGCTCTAAGCCTACCGTGATTTCTATCTCACGAAGTTCGGGAGTAGAGTCGTAATACGCTCCACCTTGCTTCGGGATATTCACCATGTTGATATTGATGTCCGGCGCAGTCAAGCCCAAGATCTTTTTGGCGAAGAAGTTGGCATTTCCAGCAACACCAATCACTGGGAAAGTAACAGTCTTCAACGCAGAAATTCGTATGGCGTCGTATTTCATCGACCGATAACCTCCCTAGCTTTGGCGATTTGACTAGCGGTATTCCGGTAAATCTCCGTAGCATTCGGGGTCTTAGGTGAAATAATCGTTTGCTCGAAGGAAAGCGCTACCGGAGGTTCCTGTGTCTCTGCGCTCTTGATTTCATTGTTCTGTTCGGTTGTTGCTGAAATATCAATCGCACGCTCGAAGGCACCTGTAGCAGTTAATGCGTCCGTAGCGATCAATCCATTCAGACGAGTCGCTTCGGCCTGCACGCCTGACAAATCTAGAACCGGCTTAATCGTCGGATCCATTTCCATCAACCCGTCAAGGAGATTTGGCGCCTCCTTGAGTGCGCCATCCATAGCATCGTATACGTTCTTGCTCATGGTCGTGCCTGCATCAGCAACCATCTGACCATTTTCGCGGATACCGTTACGCATACCATGCATGAGCATCTCACCCACCCAGTACATCTTCTTTGATGGAGAGAAGATATCGAAGAAGTCCAGGATATTATCCCAAAGAGTACCGAGCCAGTCCTTAATCGCTTGCCAGATTCGGTCGAACAAAGTACCGATAGCATTGATGATGCCCTGTACCAAGTTACCGACGAAATCAAGCGCAGTGCTGGCGATCAGGGACGCGTTGTTTGCGATACCCTCGCCGATACCCTTCACCAAGGCAATGATGAAGTCAATGCCCTGCTGAATAAGACGTGGCAGCTGGGTAATGAGTGCGGCTAGGAACTCGATGACAATATCGGTAGCCTTCTTAGCCACATCCCCAATGTTCTTACTGATGCCGTCAAGAAGAGACATCAGCAAATCGGCGCCGGTCTGAATTAACTCTGGGAACTTCTCACGGAGGAGACCCAGGAAATCGCTCAGCAGAGTACCGATGGTCTCCATGATCTGAGGCGAAAGCTCCTGTACCGCACCAAGCATCTCACTGAATATAGACGTGAATGCTCCGACGATAACCGGGGCACCATCGCCGATGACTTTGGCGAAAGCGATTACGGCTTGTCCAACCGCCGTGACAATCTCGGGCAACCTTAAAATAAGGCCGTCTAGGATAGCCATAACAGTCTTTACGCCCTCTTCGCCAGTACCGACGAGGATCTCGAAGGCCTTGGCTAGCGCAATAGCGCCACCACCAACAAGCGTCATACCCGCACCGACGATGACCATCGCCGCACCCAGCGCGAGCAGGGTAGGCACAATCGGTCGTAATGCTAGACCAGCGAGACCCAGTACAGTGAAGGTAGCAGCGAGGGCGCCGAGACCAAGAGCAATAACCTGCCAAGGCAGGGTGCCCAAGGTCTGCAGGATAGGCACTAGCATCTTGAGCCCACTGGCGACAACTACCAAAGCAGCGGCGCCGTTAAGAGACCCAGACATCAGTTTGAGGCCACCAGCAAGAATGATCATGGCGCCACCAAGCGTAGCTAGCCCTTTGCCAATCTCATCCCATGACATGCCACCCATATCCTCGACGGCTTGCCCGATTAGGCCCAGCGCGGCGCCGACAGCGAGGAGAGCAAGAGACTGCATCATCATATTCTGTGGCATCAGTTGCATAGCCGCAGCGATGGCAACCAAGGCGCCAGCAACTCCAGCAAGACCACGACCCATAGTGGGCCAGTCCATCGAGGAGAAACTAGCTACCGCGGTGTACAGAATCTTCAACGCCGTAGCAATGGCGATCAACGCTACACCATTTGCCAACATGCCCTTCGGCATAAGCTTCATGGCGCCAGTCATAGCGATTAGACCACTAGCTACACCAGCCATACCTTTAGCCAGTTCAGACCACTTCATCCCAGCGAAGTCTTTGACAACTCCGGCTAGAATCTGAAGTGCTGTGGCCATGGCGATCATACCCACGCTGGAACGCAGCAAGCCACCGCTAGATCCGGATATAACTTTGATCGCCGCAGTCAGGCCGGCAAGCAACAGAGATACCGCAGTCAAACCCTTGTTGAGGTCCTCCCACGATAGTCCCGATAGCTTACGGACGGCTAGTGCGAGAATAAGAACCGCACCGGCAAGCATGATCATTCCGGCAGCGATAATCGGGATCTTAGCGAACCCTCCGGCGCCGGCCATCTTGGTGAGAATGCCCATGGCAATCAACAGCTGGCCGAAGCCAACCGCGATAGCCGTCAAAGATTTGGTGAGATCTTCGGGGTCAATACCGGCCAGGCCAATCACCGAGAGCGCAAGAAGCGCAATAGCCGCAGCCAATGTAAGTAGCGACTTGGCCTTGACGTTAGCAGTAAGCGCATTCAGGTGGTTGCCCAAAGCACCAATTGTCTCGCCGATTTCGTTGGTGATATCTTGTAGCCCGAAGTCCTTGACTTCCTGGATAAACTTCTTGACCAAAGCCATGATGCCGGTAAATATACCACCAAGAGCGAGAATACCGCCGCCGGCGCCAAGTTGTTCTGCGCTGAATCCAGCGAAGGCGTTCTTGAATGCGTCCTTGATCTGTCCCAGAAGCTCGCCGATGAAATCGGTAACCGGCTGGACCTTCTCTTTGACCCATTCGAAGCCAGCAACGACCCTGTCCCAGACAGATTGGAACCCATCGCTAATGGCCCCCAATTGGTCCATAGCGCCTTGGAATACGCGGATGATAGCGCCCCAGGTCTTCTGGGCGATCTCCTTCGCATCGTCAAGAGATATGGTTCCGTCCTTGACCTTTTGGACGATCTCCTTGACTTGGTCGCCAATCTTGGCAAAGTCGACCTGTCCGACGAAGTCTTTGACCTTATCGATACCGACTTGCAAATATGCGACGAACTTCGTGATGTTGTCGAACAAACGATCAAAGAACTTGACGAACGTGTCGCCTTTCTTGACCGCTTTATCCAGACCGATAACCCACTTCGCCATCTTGACGAGGAACTGGGTTACGGCGCCGTTGGATCCTGCAGAAATGGTGTCAAATATCCGCTTGAGGAATCCACCGAAAGCTTTGATGAATTCGAACCCTACGCTGAAGGCAGAAAATACACCCTTAACGATGGTTCGGAACGTCTTGAGATTGTTGGTACCTTTAGCTACGCGCTCGAGGAAATCCCGAATGGTATCGGTGATCTCGTACCAGTCCTTAGCGGTCTTCGCAGGGAAGACAGACCGGAATGCTTTACTGAAGGCGCCCGTGACGTTGGTCAGGATCTTGAACGCGGCGTAGAAACTGTCGATCAGTGCCTGACGACCTCCCAAATCTTTCCACTCTTGCAGCATGTCGTTACGCGCTTTAGCGCTAGCTCCGACAACACCACCAAGAACATCATTGATGCCCGTGAAAAGGTCTTTGGCTTCCTCGAAGTCGCCGAGCACGATCTGCCAAGACTGAGTCCAACCAGAACCAACGCTCTCTTTCAAGGTGTCCATGAGCTGAGTCATGGTCTTGACCTTGGTTGCCGCGTTTGTGGCCGTCACACCCATTTTAAGGATGCCCTTGACCTGCTCCTCGGTATACCCCATCGAGTCCAGTTGCGCCTTGGTCAGGTCGCCAGTGAACTTAGCTAAGGTGTCCGACAGAATATCAGAAGTGAGCCACTTCTTCTGCAGAGAGTTTCGGAAACTTCCCTGATCCGCGACGATTTGGTCGACAGCTACACCGCTTACGCGAGCAGTGTCCATCAAAGCCTTCTGGAAGACCTCACCGCCCATACCTGCGTTGGTGACTGAGTTCCAGTCCTCAAGCGTAAGTACGCCGGTGGACATCGCCTGAGAAAGCTGGTACATTGCAGTTGATGCTTGTTCCGAGGATGAGCCAGAAACTGCCGCCAAGTTAGCAATACCCTTGATGGCGTCCGTGGCTGTGTCAAGATTTACACCGGCTGCCGTGAATGTGCCGATGTTAGCGGCCATTTCGGAGAAGTTGTAAATCGTTTTATCGGAATATGTGTTGAGCTCTTGTAGAGCCTTGTTGACGTCGTCGAGGGACGTACCTTTAGTGCTGGTGTTGGCGAGAATGGTCTGGATGGAGTTGAGATTCGTTTCGTACTCTTCCAGACCACCCATGATGCCGTCGGTCGAGAACGCCTTGGCGATCTTTAGACCCGAGTCCACAGCACGAGTGGTGATATTTGCGATAGCCGCGGCGCCAACTACAGAAAGCGAAGAAAACTTTGCCTTGATTGCGTCAACGCCGGCGCCAATACCACCGAGAGAGAATTTGGCAAAGGAGCGTTGCACACCTTCGATTCCCTCTTTACTTCCTTTGAATCCGAGTTTGGTCTTCAACTTGTCGAGAAGACCCATGGTAGATTGGGTTTCCCGCTCGAACTGGTTGTTGTCAAACTTCATTTGTACTACGCGGTTGTCAACACCACTCATGCGGATTTCACCATCTTCCATACATCGTCAGCGATTCTGTCGAATATCGGGCGGATCGCCGAATTGATGAAGTCTCTTCCCTCTACGTAACCGCCGGTACCAGTACCGTGGCCGTATTGGAGAAGAATTGCCAACGGAACACCATTAATTAAATGTGAATTACTCCACACCAAAGAATATGTTCCACCTTTGACGACAACATCAAACTGCCAGGATCCAGCAGTAATTCCAGACTCACGGGGCGTTGCCGACTCAAGAGCTTCAATACCCAATTGGCCTTTTTCTTGCAGGATCTTCTTGATCCGCCGTTTCGACATTTCCCTCAAGAACTTTTCAGTCTTCTTGAAGTCGCCGCGTGATTTTACGGTAAACACTACAGCTCCTTCTCGAATATGATTAGTACTTGATGAGGAACATCACGCCGGTGTATGCGGGGATGTTGTTTTGTACGTCTGTAGAACCAGCAGCCGGAGTCGTGGAGGAGTTTGTGCCGCCAGCAGTCGTGCTGCCAGAGGTGCCGGATCCGCCAGAATCCGTGGCGCCGGCCAGAGCAGCACCCGTGGACAGTGACTGCGTACTACCTACAGCAGCCGCCGTATTCGATGAGACGTTTGCTGTGTAGGTGGTGGTTGTGATCCGACGAAGGACGGTTGCCGGAGCACTGGCGATCAAAGAAATTTGCGCTTGGCCGTTGTCAGAGAGAGAGTGACTGTGCGCGGGTGTAGTGTGCGTATGCGCTGTACCAGTGAATGTATGCGTGTGTGCAGGCTGAGACGTGGCGTGTCCGTGAGAATCGGCACCTCCCCCAACGCCGGCGGAATTCCCCCGGGGGAATTTTCCGGTAAAGTTCGGCAAGTTGAATGTAGTGCTGCCATCTCCGACGCCATACACCGTTCCCAGAATGGCAAACAGTGCAGAATATGTGGTCCGAGAAACAGCGGCGCCATTACACCAAAGAAATCCGCCTGCTGGGATGAATGCGCTGTTAGCGAACATCAGAATCATACCAGTAGGAATAAGACCGATGCCGGTAAGACCTTGAGGACCAATTTGGCCACGAACATTTCCCGCATTGATAACGTCGCCATTTCGACGAGTCAATATCAGATCGTCACCAGAGATCGCGCCACTGATGATGTCCTGCGCGGCTAACTCCAAAGCTTTAGCCTTGGACAAAGCAGTAACTATACTCATGGCATCTCCTGAGCCGTTGATTGGATAACGAAGGTGCCGGGGGATTCCTCGTACCCGTCAACGTCGATCAACATGATTGTGTCGGGGTCGATTTGTTTGACTCGAGACGAGGCGCCAATAGCGGTCCAGCTTCCATCTCCATTGTCAATTATCTCAATTGCCAGTTTGGTCTGAACGATCTCGATTAGATCTTCAATGGACGGAAACGACGGATCGACAAGATCGGTACCGTAAAGGATGTCGGTCAAATACTCAAGTCGAACTGCAGTCAAATATCGTGAGTCGGCAATGAAATGCGCAGAAGGAGCGTAGCCCTCTAGATCCTCAGGAAGACCAGATAGATCCCATGAGAAAACCGTCGGAGCCACTGTTCCCTGAATCGTGCCGTACTTGATGTCTCGAGCAATGGCTGTCAGATTGTACAAGATATGAATCTTGTAGTTGGCGTCCTCTGTAGTAGTGTCTGAACCCACAGAAGTTCGATAAGACATTGAGAATTGCCGAAGCGGCTGTGCTGTAGTAGACATGCCGTTGTCAAGATCACGAAATCCCTGAACGTCTTCGAATTCCTCAGGATATGTGAATGCATTGACTGTGGCTTGGTAATCGATGGCATACCGTACGTGGCGAACTAGCTGTCCATCGAAATATACTGGATCGGCGCCAGCATCATCAACGTTCTCGTCAATAGACGTAATGCCGTTCCAAGGGACAATTCCGCCACCCGGCAAATATAGAACCGCGTGGTCTACGCCGGTCTCGTAGAACTTTTCGCCAGGAGCGTCCCAAATAAGTCTTGCCATGACACTCCTATCCGATTAACAATGTGGCGACTTGTTCTTGTGTGGGCAAATATGGCAGATCTTCACCATAATTAGGACCATACAGAGCCTGTGACAACCCAAGCATACCAAAGGGGTTTGTGCGTCGAGAATCGATAATGATGTGCGCCGAAGGTTTCCATGGAGTTACCCCCGGGGGAAAATCTACATTTGGCGGCACAGCATCAATCGAATATGACTTAGTCAATACGCTGGTACGACGATTCCGGGTTGGATTACTCTCAGAGCCAGGAGTAACTGTGGCGTTGTAAATCAAATGAATTTTGTAATGATCTTCGTTTACTCGAGTTTGGTAACTCAAACCGAAGGAGGGTCGAGGTTGTCCGGTGATTGAGAATCCGGGAAAGATTTGCTTGGTTCCCAAACAGATATCAAACTCACGTGGCGCCGAGAAAGCAGTCAGCGTTCCTGAATAGTCTCGATTCTCTACATGATCTCGAATCTTTCGACCATCCAGATAATACGGCTCGACATTCCCACCGAGCTCGTTTTCAGCTACAGAAACTAAACCGTTCCACGGAACGCCAGGACCAGTGGGCGGATAAAGCACACCCTTACTAACTCCTCTTTCGTAGGTCCGATCTTCAATCTTATCCCACTCGATTTTAGTAATGGCAAGCCTCCTATCCGCTGGTTTTGTGCTGCTCTCGTCGCTGAGCGTTCAGTCTACGCATTTCAGCATTTCTTTCAGTGGCACTCATCTTAGTGGGTTTGCTATTCTTGACGTTACAAACCTGAATAAGAGTGAGTAACTTATTGAGATGCCACGTTTCGCATTCGAATGGAATTTGATGCGCGACCATCCAGTAGTAGATCAATTCGGCAGTAACCGTTTCGTTTTGCCGCTTGTGATTTGTTCTCTGCGGAAAGGTTGTGGCGGTTTGCTTTGATTCGATATACGTCTGAATGGCATCGACATTCTCTTCGGTAAGTTTCAGAAGAATTCCTTCCGGAAAATCACCGACGATCATCATCTTAATGTAATCTAGAGTTTGTTCTGGCGGTCTCGTACCCTTTGCAAGAAACGGGACTTCATACTTCGACTCCCATTTTGACAAAGAAACAAGAGAATGCTCCAGAACAAGGGTGACGTCCCCTACGGTAAAGAATTCATTGGTGTTCTCATTGAACCCTTCTTCACCTGGGACTATAATCTGGAGCATTCTCCAACTTCTTTCTACCACAAAAGGTGGCGAATTATCAGGCGGCGAAAGCCGCGATGACTTCTGCCGGCGAGGGAAGACGCGGAGCAACGCCCGGTCCGGTACCGCTGCCGTACAGAATGAGTTCGAATGCGGCGAGGTCCGCTGCATTGACCTTGGTGGAATCGATGGTGACGCTGGCGGTGGGCTTGTAGACCACGCCGCCAATTTCGCCGACTGCCACCGGAGTGGTGGTCAGTTCCCAGCTGAAGGTGATCGGTTCGGGCGAATCGTTCACCGTTGCGAAGGCCTTCTCGGACGGCGCCGCCATCGCACCGTAAACGAGGTGCAGTTTGTAGCCGAAGCCCTGACCCTCGAGGTCGTTTCCGATGAGAGTCCGGTAAGAGAGACCGAAGGACTTCCGGTTCTGCTGACCGATCAAGACGCCGGGTTCCGGTTCCGCTGTACCGTCGCACTGCCCGAACTCGTCGGGGTAGGTGAACGCTTCGACGGTGGCGCCGAAGTCCTCGGCGGAGGTGAGGTTCAGGTACTTCATGTTGTCCGCGTACTGCGGGCTGGTCTCGGCGCCGGACGGAGATTCCGTCACACCGGTGAGGCCGTTCCAGGCGACACCACTGGTGTATTCGCCGTCTTCGTCGGTCAGATACAAGACGCCGTGATCGACACCCGTCTCGTAGATCCGTTCACCGACTTTGTCCCAAACAATTGGAGCCATTACTCCTCCTCAGAAGTAGACGTTGAACACGTCATGGTTGAGATTGTCTGCTGTGAAGAACCTGTCAAAGTTCGTCATGGGCAGTTGAGCGACTTTGTCAGGTATGACCGAGTCGGGATTTCGATCAATTACCGTTACTTGATAACGGGTTGTCGATTGGTAAAGCTTGTTGTTGGCGTGTTCGGGCCGCACATCGTCCCGCCTATAAACGATGCACGGATATACCATCTTGAAATTGGTCGGAGGTTGGAAAAATACCGCACCCGATCCGAGAAGCTCTTCAAGAATTACTTGAAAATCAACTCGTTGGCCCATTGTAAACACCTCCCAGTCGGAGGATCAGCCGGGGGCTCCGCACATCGACGTCTGTAACCGTCCACGGAGCCCCCTGCCATTCTACGAACTGAATCTTATGGAAGTGCTCGTGCGCATACGCATCAGCCACGATGCTAATCGAATTATTCACAGAGAGATCGTTGTTGAGATTCTCTCCCTGCGGAATCTGTCGACTATTACGCTCGACATCACCAAAATATGCACGCTTAGTGATTACGAGTTCATGCACACCGGGGGCGGTCTCTTCGGTTTCTCCATAACCAATGAGGCCGTAAAACTTCATGAGACCGCCCTAGGTCAGGAAGTGGGCTTGAAGTCGAACGTCCAGTCGTCCACATCGCTGTTGGCGAAGTAGTAGCCGGCGGCCGCAGTGGCCTCGACAACCGCATCGGCAGTGATGACCGTGTTGGAGCCGGCCGACTTGGACACGCCGTTGATCTTGTAGCTGACACCGGTCTGGGTCGGGATGGTGATGGTGTTGGTGGCCTGGTTGAAAGCCGGCTTGGTCGGGGTGACCAAGACGTTGACGGCCGCAGTCTTGTAAACCGCGATCGCCGACTTCAGCTTCTTGAGAGCGCCGGAGATCCGGGTTTCGATCAGGTACTTGTACTGGTTGTAGTCGATGTCGAAGTCATCGAATAGAGTGACTTCACCGCCCTTATCGGCGCCGACAGTGTAGTCGGTCAGGTTGACGATGACGCCGAGCAGATCGGGCTCGGTCTCCATGACCTCGACGGGGATGATGTTATCCACGCGAAGTTCAGAGGCGAGTTCGGACACGGTGCGGTAGAGGCGCCGGCCCTGGGTATCCCGGGTCAACAGCAGCTTGGTGAGGAGGGCCTCGGTGGTGAAGAACGTCGGAGTGCCGGTGCCCTTGAGCAACACGCGCGAGGCGAGGATGCCGTCGGTGAGCTCGCTGTTCGAAGAGCCACCGTCGTCCAAATTGAAGTAGATCCTGGACGTGTAGAGCTCGTGATCGTTCACGATAGAGCGGATACCCAGACCGTCGTTGGCGCCCTCCGGATCCTTGATCTTGTCTTCGTCGTCGAATTCACGACCGTCGCCGATGAGGATCGCACGCGCGATTTCCTCGTCCAGCATCATCCGCATTTCCATCTTCATCCACGCGACGACGTCGAAGTCGATGATGTCGATGATGTCGTCCCGATCGAGCTTCTGCTTCTTGTAGATCGTGGTCGGGCCGGTGGTCCGCTTGGCGACCTTGAAGAATTCTTCCTTCTTGAGGTGCCCGGTGATGTAACCCTTGGCTCGAGCATCGTCCTCGGTGATGTCCGCGTACAGAGTCTTGATCCGAGCGAAGGGGGTATGGCTGATCGCCGACATGACAGAGGCGACCCACTCGGTACGCCGCTGGTTGAATTCCGGACGGTCCGAGATGGACTTGAAGTCCGGGAACAGAACGCCGATGTTTTCGATGCCGTGCTTGATGGCATAGTCATCGATGGCTTCGCTGAGCTTGCCCCCGTTCTTGACGGCATCGGCGACGATTTCCTTCATGTCGTCGTGGGACAGCATGCTGAGCTCTTTGCCGTCCTTGTCCTTCAACGCGGTCTTGCCATGCGTTTCGAAAATGTTGCGGCTCATGCCGGCTCCTTCTTTGTGCTCGAGGTTGTTGGAATCTTCCTGGCTCTGCTTGAGCTCGGCTTCCTGATCCGCCAAAGCAGCGCCGACCAGATACTGCGTGGCCTTTTTCTGCTCGTCGGTCATGCTGTTGAAGACGTCCTCGACAGTCAGATCGTCTTCGTTGCCGGCGTGTTCGACCGGAATTTCTTCCAGACTCAGACCGGTGGTAATGATGGCCTCGTCGGCCAGGTAATCGACTTCGCCATCAGAATGGCGAACCGCCACGTTGTCGATCTTCGCCCCGGGATTGGCGCCGGCGAGGACAAGACTGACTTCGCGGATCTGTCCGTGGAAGACCTGCTTGTTCTTTTCGACAAGACCGTTGGCCCAGATGGAGAGCGAATCCAGGTCGCCGTGCTGGACGGTTTCCTTGATGTGGATCGCTTTGTCGGTGTTGTTGAAAAAGCCGTAGGCGTAAACGCCATCGTCTCGAGTCTCGAGCATCATGTGGCCGAGAACGTTGGTGGGGTCGTCGTGTCCGTGCTTCCAGACCAGAGGGACCTTGGTGGTGTTCTGATGTGCGAATGCGTCCGGCATAATCGTCCGGCCGTCAGTGCACTTGAGACCTGCCTTGGTTGCATAACCACTGAAGTCAGCTTCCATTTTGACAGTCTCCCTTCTTTCCTGTAGGACGGCCGTTATGCCGCTTTAGATGGGGTGGGCTTTGGTGCGGCGACCTTCTTCTCAGTTTCTGCCGCGATGGCTTCTTTGAGTTTGGCCCGAGCTTCTTTGATCTTTTCGACCATAGCAGCTACTTGTTTGTCTAGCGCCTCAACCGCTTTGTCTGGATGCTCTTTTTCGTAAGCTTTCTTCGCCGCGATAGACTTTTTACGCTTCTCGGCAGCGGAGAGATCTTCGGCAGAGGACTTTTTGTCTTTTCCAGCCGCGTCTTTCTCGGCGGGATCTGGTTTGACCTCTACACCAGATCGACGTTTGGCTGCGTCTATCAGTTTTTTATAGATAGCGCGCAATTTTTTCAGTCGTTCGGTAAGTTCCCGTACTCGTGCTACCTGAGCCGCTTTGTGTTCAGCGGCACGGTTCGGAACTTTTACGGTTGGGGTTTTGGCGCCGACTGGTCGACGACCAGAAGACTCTATCGCCGAGCCTTTCTTTCGACCTTTCAAGTGCTTGGTTCGTTCGTAATACTCTTTTGCCTTTTGCGGATCGTAATCCGGATCGGCATGTCGGAAGATTTTGGTGATGGCTTCTTCGCCGAGAAGGATTGTCATTCTCCTGCTCCAGCATCTTCAAGAAGACCCGCCATTTCGGCGTCAAGTTCTTCCAAAGCCGAGTCAAGCTCGTCCGGACCAGCATCTGCTTCGGGCGCCGCGACAGCTTCGGCCGGCTGCGGCATGTTGCTGTTACGAAGCTCGTCAGCCTTGGCATCCTTCGACGGACGGAAGCCAATAGCGCCACGAATCTCATTCGCTGTCAACACTTCATTTCGAGTGAATTTGTCCGTGATCTCGGCAAGCTGCTCAAGCGGAATTAGCCGGAAGACGTTGCGGAAATATAGAACCCGCTGTCCTTGCGCTCGAGCGGTCTTCGTCAAAAAGACTCGTGTCATGGCCTCAGAGATGGCATCCATGATGGGTTCAATGGTCCGGTTGGAATATGCCAGTTGTTGCTCAGGCGTAGCCGTTCCATCCATGATTGCCGGCGTCAAACCAAGTTGACTGTACAGCAAGCCAGTCAAGTACTCGATTTGCTTCAGCAGATTGTTCTCTGCTGGGCGATTCAGTTGTGTGATCTTTTCGGTACCGTCAGTATATGCGATGCCATACTTACCGGTCTTCAACTGAAACTCGATATCGGATCGACGCTGTTCAGCTTGTTTTTGACGAGCCTCAGACTTTACAACGTAGGGCAACTGAATAATCAAATCCAGTTTTCCAGAGCTGGTGGCTTCATCAACCGTGTCGAGCATTCCGAGTTTTCGAATAAGTCGCTGCAGAGTCGAGTTCGGCTCATTCATGATCGCATGAAGAGGGTTTTCGACGATGGCTACGATCCGCTTCGGTAGCAGAATCTCTTCTCGTTCGCCCGTAGCCTGGTTGTAGAGATGCACTAATACATGTTCCGGATGCCAAGCCCGAACCGTACCAACGCGAAGAGTTTGAATATCGTAAGCGCCGGTATCAAACGGGTTGTCTGATGTATCGGTAGCAACAATTGCTGCGGTGCCTTCGTCAAACAGAGTCATCGCAATGTCTTGCCGAAATGCTCGAGCGCCTTGGTCGATATTCGCCTCGATTCGCAAGCATTCTTGCAGGCCACTTTTGTAATCGCTGACATAATTTTCATTATCGTCAACAGTTACATGACGCAGCGCAACTTCAGAAACATCGATCGACATTCGAGTGTAGATCGAGGAGATGATAGAACGCTCGTTCGGGATTCGCAAACGGGCTCGGTCCGGACGCGCACCGTAGCTAGCGCCGATCCGTGTGTATGAAAAACGCTCTCGATCTTCATCTCTGTTCGTGAAAGCGTTCCATTTGCTTTTGATTCTTCCCAGAATCGTCATCTAGTACCTCCTTTCTTCACTCATTCGAAAGCCTCCTTGTTGAGTTTGTACGCGATCCACGCGTCCATCATGGCGGCAACGTTGTCGATTTTTGCTTCTTGTCGTTTCTTCAGCAACTTACGATTGCCGTTGGTATCTTCAAGTGTGATCGAGTTGCCCATACAGAACATCATGAGTTTCTCGTCGAATATGATCAATCGCTCACTGGCTAGTTTCTTTAACTCACCGAGTGGGACTGATTCTGTTCGGGCACCTTGAATAACCTTCTCGACACCAAAGGGGCCGTTATCGGCTTCATACCGAGTAACAAATTCTTTGGCATTGTACGGATCAAACCCAAGAGTACGTACATCGTACTTCTTCTCGACTATGTGTTTATCGAGATCGTCATAAACGTCATTCATGTCAAGAATGTTGCCCGGAAGGACGTGTAGACTACCCTCTTCAAGGAACTCGTCATATTTCTGCCGCATTGCTGCTGGCAACTTCATTAATGTCAATTCTGAGATGTAGCTTCTGGTTTTAACGCCGAATCGCCCATCTCCAAATGGGAATAAGAACGTGAAGGCACAGAAGTCGTCGCCTTGGGAAAGATCCGCGCCAAGAGAACAAGGCATCTGCCAGAAATCGGACTTACGATGCGGAATAGTCTCTTCGTACGTGAAGAAGTACGTGAACCCCTCCATAGGGATTCCAAAGCGCTTGGCCAGGATGTCGTTACGCGAAGCTGGCGCCTTTTCGGCTCGCTCAACGTCTAGGTGGTAGGTGTCATATGACACCGTACGCCCGATGTTAGGATTGGCCTTAACCCACATCTCGGGTTGGTTTACTTCCTCGATTGTGTCGAGCCGGTAGTGCCAAATGGAAATATGAGGAGCGTAATAGTCCCCCTTGAGGATGTTTGCTAGCTCGAGCTTGATGGTATCGCCCGAACCGTTACGCACAGTACCCTCTGAACTGATGGCGACGATGAGATAGTCAGAGAGCTTGGAGGCTCCCTGTTCGATGGCGCCGACGACATCCTCTCGAATATCACCCGACAGCCATTCATCGACGGTGGAAATCTTAGGTCGAAGTCCTTGAAGTTTGTTGATCGACATTGGTCGTACTTCAATGAGGGACCCGGTAAGAAAGTTTTCAATCCCTTTCTTAGTGGATGCAAGCTTAACGCGATTGGCTCGAGAGCCTGTCGTGTTTTGTAACGAACCTTCAGTAAGGAATTTGAAGAGAGGCCCTCGCGCGCGCGTGACCGCGGTACGTATAGGCGACATCACTTCGTCTGCTTGTTTCATTGTTGGCGCCGTGGTAATCTGATGCGTGGTCGCTGTGTCAATAACAGCAAAGTAGTTCTGAATGCAAGACGCATACATAGATTTGGCGGCGCCACGGGCGACAATCAAATATTGCTTGACCGTCAGTCGTTTCTTGATAACCTTGGTAACATAGTGTCCACCATGATTATCTTCTCCGGGCTCATAAACACTTCTTTCGGTGAAGTAGTACCATCCGAATATCTGTTCTGCCCAGAGTTTAAAAGAATCCAACAGATGTAGATCGCTACCATCTGTTAACGTGAGCTCGTTCTCGCAGTACCGAACGAAACCCTCAACTGCTTGATCGTCGTAGAAGTAGATCGGATCGGCGATGAGTGCGTCAATTCGGTTCATCTCGAGCGCAATTTGTTCGTTTACCGGGATCTCCCCGCGAATAACTGCGTCTCGAAATCTACCGTAGTAAATAGGTACTGCTGTGTTTGACAGACCCACCGCCGACCTCCTCTCTACTTGTTCATTAGGGCTTTCGTATTTTGGAAATTACGAACGGCAGTGTTGAATTTGGTGTGCTGCCCCATGAGTTTGTCGATCGTGCTGATGCCTCGGTCGATTACTGTCGGATTCAGTTTTGCGTACTGAACCTCTAGATTCTTCCGGGCGATAACGGCCTCCAACTCTTTGTTGGAGAGTGATGCTCGGCCGAGCTCTCTAGACTTTTCTGTCAGAGCCGCAACCTTCAGATGGTCTTCGGATCGGGCAGCAGCTTTGGCGGTTTTCTTGGCTTTCTTGCCTTCGACCACCTCATCAACTTTACCTTTGGCTCGACTGGCCAACTGAGTTGCAGATCGGCGAACACCCCACTTCATCCCTTTGACGCCGTGATGAGCAAGGACGTTCTCTAGTCCTCTGGCACCAAAGTCGGATTCGGGTTGCGCCATTCCGTCTCCTCTCTCAATACGTTAAGCCGCCATTCGAGCTGATTGATTTGCGAATCCATGGCGGTGACCAAGTACCCCATCTGGGGCGGGTCGAAGAGGGCGCGAGTCTTAAGGTAGACATAGGTTTTAACCATGTCATACTTCGGATTCACTCCGATGAAGTCGGTCCAAGTTTCGGTTGCATCTTGGATGCTAAAACCATCTTCGGGCCCAACACCCAACTGGTTCAAGGTCGCAAATGCGGAGTTGATGAAGAGGACAACCTGATCATCAAAGACGTCGTAATCCTCCGGAATACTGAGAACTTTTTTAGTGCTAAGAAGAATGCTGTCACTCATCTCCAAACCTCCTCTCTACTTCCATTTTGACGGTGTTAGATGATTCCGAGTTTGGACCAATCGATACCGGCAGCGATGGCAGTGTAAGCTACCGGGTTCAAGTGGATGCCGTCGAACGAATAGCCCGCTTTGAAGATTCCCGAGTTGCGAGCGGTTTCGACAATGTCGGCCCAATCGAGAATCCCGGAGATGAAATGCCCCGGGTCTCCTTTGCGAATTGTTCCGGGGGCCGATGATCCCGGAGCAACGTATACTCCGTTCAACATTGGCGCACCGTCACGAAGCCAGTCGTTAAGCCCCGTTCGAACCGCATGTGACCAAGGCGCCGAAGCGACTGCCTGATTCCCCGGCGTAGCCCAACCATCAGTTGACATCGTCTTCGGAGTGATTGTTCGCTGATAACCAAGAACACCAGTTCGATCGTAAAAGATCTGCCAAGTGGCGATCAAACGAGCGGCGAGTTGCGCTACCGTGATGCCGCCAGCTTGAATGTCATTGACGCCCCAACCAGTGTACCAAGAAGTACATCCCGATAAGAACGCCGTTCGATTCTTATGACCGGCAGGGGCGATGAAACCGACTGCCGATTCTCCGTATGCGGCAATGTTAGCCACAGCAGTTTGCGAGATGGGCGCGACGATGTTCAAACCTTCTACATCCCGACTAGTCGTGGCTCCGCGATCAATTGAATCTCCGCCAATACCTAGACGAGCGGCTCGAGTACTTTTTCCAGGAATGCCGTAAGCCGCCATCGGGCCGTAGACATAACCGTTAGCACCGGTGACTCCCGTCAAACTTGCAGTCTGATCCGATCCGGTAGTTACGCCCTCACCGGCGCCCGCATTACCGTACGAAACATTTGGCCACTTCATGCCGACATCGGAGACGCTGACGTAGGTCAACATCAACGGTGTCATGTCTTGCGGGAGATCTACTTCAATCGGATCCGACCAGACACCAGAAATATGCGCCGGGATTGTTACCGAAAGTTGACCACCAAATGTCAATGGAATTGTCGGGCCTGACGTAAGCGCCAATAACAGATTGGCTTTGATGGTGATGGGGTTTGTGTTTTGAACTTCGATGGAAGATGCTCCGCCATTAGAGAAGTTCGGAAACCAAAACCGATGCCCGCGAGCGCGAATTCGTTCTCGAAGGCGCATGGCGTATGTGGCAGAGGTATACGCGCTTGTCGTGAAGAAGTTTCGAGGAATGCCCTGAAACATAATGGGTGTCAAGCCCAAAGTTCCTTCGGACATCTGTCGGAAGTCTTCCGCGGTCAACGGCTTGACCGCTACTGTTCCTGGATTGAACCCCATCAGATTGCTCCATATGCGAGAGTTGCTGTTTGGCCTGTAGCGCAAACAACATACAACGGGGGGATTCCAATGTAAGCGCTGTTGTACTCGACTCGTGCTTTGTCGAAATCGTACGTGGCGCCCGGATCAAGCCGGAATCCCCCCGTCGAGCCAGATGCAGTGACCGTTGCCTCGCGCGCGAAGACAATTGGTACAGAAGAAAGGTTCTGAATCGCGGACTTACCGGCGACAGAAATAGCCTGCGCCACGTCCGTGACACTGATCTGGCTCATTAAGTACTCCTACGGATTGGGGGCTATTTGCCCTGAAGGACCTTCATGAGTGCGAGCCAGGTTTTGGGGCCGACGAAGCCGGTCTGCTTTGCGCACTTGGTCTTCTTCTGGAAGAGCTTGACTGCCTGCGCAGTGATCGGACCGTAGCGACCATCCTGAACGATGACGTTGTCGATACCCAACGCCTTCTGGATGAGTTTGATGTTGGCTCGTCGGCCCGGACCAACCTTGCTGCCCTCGTATCCGGTCATGACCTGATCGACACCGGCGGGGTAGTTCTTCTTCAAGGCACCCTTGGGGCCGTAGACCTTGCCTTTGATGACCGACGGGAAAGGTCGGTATTGAATCGGGGCTAGCGCCGGCGGCTTGGGCGGAGTCGGTACTCCCTTGATCTTGTCGAAGTAGAAACGGACTCGATCGAGGAACCATGCCCACGGGAAGCCGGGGCCCGGATCCCAGTGACTGGTTGTGCCGGGGAAGGCGACGCTGACGTCGACGTGGCCGTGAAGACCGTACTCGAAATCGGTGCGGCCGGCCAATTTCTTCTGGTGGTTCGACTGCATCTGACCGATGGAAAGAGCGCGAATCCATTCACGCTTCCATCCCATAGCCTCGATGTCTTCGGCGATGATCGAGGCGTCGTTCTCAAGAGCTTTCTGGCGCAATCCACCGTCCAGCCATTCCGCCGCGGTCCATTCGGCAAAGCCGGTAACCTCATAGCCGATGCATTCCTGGTTTGCGATGGAACCAGAATGTCCGCCCTTGAGATGACGTGGAAGAACCGAGACGATGTTCGTCGGGTCGGTCATTCGCTGCGGACCGAGGCCCTCATTGTCGAGGTATCCACCCGGCTCAGACAGAGACCAGGCAAGTCCCGGTCGAGCAGCAGCCTGAAGAGTGTGTACTTCGCACCCCCACGGCAGTCCGGGACCAAATACGCCGTAGTTCTCGATCCAACTGCCGGCATCGTTGGTAATGACGCTCATTTGGCTTCCTCCAGCTTCGGATCCTCGGCCGGAAGATACTCCTCCGGGATGATGTGGAGACCTTTGTCGCCCTCGTTCTCTTCGATCGTGGAAATTGCATCGAAGTACTCGGCGGAAGTCAGGTTTCCAGGATTACTGGGGTCGTCCGTATGAAGAACCGAGTCTTCGTCGGACGGTTCCCAGCTCAAAAACTCTTCGGGACCATCATCGGTCTCCAAATCGTGGTTTCCCATGATTCTCCTTTTACCAAAGCTTTGTATCACCGGGGCGCCGCTCAATTATCCGAGCTGGGAGTTGAGATTCGTCGCCGTAATGAATAGCATTGTGGGTTTTGTGGGTTGTGGTGATGAGAAACTCTGGATCCAGAATATCCGGATCTCCGTGAATAATGTGCGAGGGCGCCATTGGATTCATGTGATGCACCAACAAATCGGTGTGAATTTCGAACCCAGGAACGCCTAAATCACAACCATTGTCACGAACAATGACGAATTCTCGGATTTGCCGCCATTCTCGGGAGCGATAAAACTCCTGATTCATATAGCGATCATAACCGAACGTGGCGCCACCGACAGACCCGCGAAGAGCCAAATATCGATAGCGATCTTCGAATTCGTGAATCTTGGAAAGATCCGTGTATGTTCTATACACCGAAATCCTCCGGAGGCTCATTTCCCGCGTATGAAGCAAAGGCATTCATCGCTTCGCGGTACATCTCTTCGGTTCTGGCTTTGGACGAGATGTCTTCGGCCTTGGTTTCGAGTAGCAAGATCTCTCCCGCAAGTTTTCTGCGCTCAAGCTGCTCTCGAGGGGATCCCAACTTCAAATAATGCGTGATTACTTGAGATGAAGCCGTTCCTTCCAGCAATTGCTTCTCCGCAAGAGCTTCGGCGGCAGCAATAAGCTGATTCTCTCGGCCTTCTGGGGTTGAAGCAGGGCGCCCCCTAGGCTTTGGTGTGGGTTTACCCTCACCGGGATTGACTCTTCGGGCAACCACTCCCACTTCACCTCCTCACACCGAGAGTTCTACAGTACTTTTTTGACCCAGAAGCGCACCTGGTGGCCGGTTAAATCAGGTAGTGCAGGCGGGGTAAGAATTCGTCCAGATCGTGTTTCGAGCCGGCCGATCGCCCAAAAGGCGCTCTCGAGCAGTGATCAGCAAGAACAGGAGTTCGCTGTCTTCGAGGCTGAGATATGCCGCTTCTTCAACGGCATAGTTCCCGCTCTTCAAGGTATAAAGGCCGGCGGCGAGAGCTTCGCTGCCGTACTCGACTTTGAGACAGGTTGTGTAGTGGGTACCGACGCCGGTGTTGGTGTCGTAGATGGTCTTGCTAGTGGCGCGTTCGCCCTTGTCGTTGTAATCCAGAACGAATGTCGAGGTGCCCAAAGTGGCGCCGGAAGAGGACAACGAACCGAGTTGGTAGCCGACGGGAGCCAAACAGTTGATCACGTTACCGCCGATGTTGCCGTCGTAGAGATCGCTTCGAAGCACGACCTCGTCCTTGAGCAATCGATGGCGAGTGAGCAGGCCCATGGCGACGAGTTCGGAATCTTCCGGACCGAGATACGCCTTCATGTTGGCCAGGTAGTTCCCGGTTCTGACGAGCTCCATGTACGCAGCCAAGGCGTTGTAACCGTAGTTGACTTCGTAGCAGCCGTTGTGCTGCGTGAAGCTGGCGGCACTGTCGGCGTTGTAGACCCGAACGTTCACGCCAGAAGTACGCAACCCTTGGTAGGTCGAGTTGGCCACGTAGGTGGAAGTGCCGAGCGTGGCTGCGGAAGCGGCCGGCGCCGAGACTGCAGCGAAGCCGACGAACATGAGAAACGCGATCAGGAAAAGGCCGAGACGGCTCTTTTTCGGAGACTTCTTGGGCATTGTTCTCGCTTTCTTAGCGTAGATTGGGATGTTTTGCTGGGTACTGCCCGGGCCGCCAGGTGCGTGTCTGGGTCAAAAATGCCCGCGGGGGAAAATATAGG